CACCAGCTTGCCCGCGTCGGTCCGAGCGCCATTTTCATTCGCGCCCCCCGAAGATGCGGCCGAGAATGCGCTGAACGCCAGCCGGGCCAAGCGCCAGCAGCCACCGCACGACATGCTCGCCGGTCAGCGCCAGCGTGATCCCCACCATCAGCGTGTCCTGATCGCTCAGCGCGCCGGGCGACCACCAGTTGACCAGCCGGATCACCGACTCATGCCCGTAAAGCCCGATCAGCGCCCCGGAGGCGATGCCACCCGCCGCCCTACGCCAGCGCCGGAACCGCTTATTCGGCGCCTCGTCCGGCGGCACGTCTTCATCGGTCATCAGCCACTTGGTCAGCAGCGCCAGACCGATCGCCAGCCATAATTTGAGGCGGTCTTCGTTCACGGGACTTTCACCACCTTTATGCTGTCCAGCACCGGATCACCGCCGACAGTTCCGCCGCCGCCGCGCCCCCAGCCGAGTCCAATATTAAGTCCGATCATGTTTTAACCCCTGGCATTGCCCGCGCCTTACGCCAATTCTACCCAGCCAGTCAGGGAAATCGTCACAATACTCGCCATGAGGGCCGTGATTGCAAGCGATGCCTCAAGCGAGTTGTTCTTGATCTTGCTGATTCTGAATTGCGTCGTGCCGTTTGTCGAGCAAACAAACTGCTCCGCCGATACCGTAGCACTCCGGTTGATGCGGTTGATTGACAACCCCTGCCGAAGTGTTGCCGCCGAAACCATCGCAAGCCCCGTGTCACCGAACCCGTCGATCAGAACCGCGCCGGTCCCCGTGCCAACGGTAGGCGTGAACGCAACGTCGATATTGACATACGCCATTTTGCCGATCCGCACGACTCTGCCCGTTTGGCTCGTATATGCGATGGACAGCGTTCCGGGGCTGGCGCATGTGATCGTCGGGCTGAATGTCAGCACGTCGCCATTCCCGAAGGTGCAATCCTCCTGGATATGGTTCGGCGTGGCGAACAACTTATTGGCGTCCGCGGCGATCAAGCGCGACCCGGACCAGCCCGGCGTTTGCAGATCAGCCGACCCGACGCTGTTGCCGCCAGTCTTCCACCCGCCCCCGGTGACGTTCCATTTTTCCGCCTGAGGCTTTGAAACGGTAGCCCCGTTCAGGTCAAGCAGCCGGTTGTTCTCGAATACGCAGCCCCGGAAGTTGGTGCCGCGAATGTCTGCGGCGTGGCTGTTCGTCTTGACGTAGAATTGGTTGCCGGTGATCTGCATCCCGGCGGTCAGGCCGGGGCCGTCGCGGTTGATATCGACGGCCTTGCCTGCGTCAGTCTGGAACCTCGCACCCGTGATGTTGAAGTTCCGAGTATTGGTGTCGGACCCCGAAGGCGTCTTGAACCGGAACCCGGCAACCGTCGAATGGTCGAAAGCGCCGCCCCTGATCCACACATTCGAGACCGAAACGTCGCTGTCCGTTGTGTCCACGAGGAAGGCATATTCCTTGCCGTCCGGCGTCCCGTCCGCGACCGAAAACGAGTAGGTATTCCAATCGTCAAAGAATAGCGTGTCGATGTTGTTTCCCGCTTGCGGGCGCAGCGCCACCAGCGCCCCGCCGACCGTCGCATTCGATGGGTAATTGCCGATCAGGTTGATCGCCCGGAAAACAACGCTTGTCGCTTTTTCAATCAGCAAGTGGTTTGGCGACAGTTCGCATGTCTTGGCTGCAAACTCTGCGCTGATCCGCTCGACCACGCCATTCGACAGAAGTTGCGCGCGCATGAACGCGGGCCAGTCCGACCCGCTCAGGCCCGAGATGTGAAAGCCATTCACACGCTGCGCGTCGATCAGGAAGTCGGTGCCGAGGATAGATGCGGCGTCCATCCGCTCGATGCGCAGATCACGCAGGACCAGCCCGCGCGCGTAATTGCCTGTTGCGGCGTCGCCTAGCGTGAACAGCGCCCCGCGCGATGCACCGCTTGCCACAGTAATGACCGCACCCGGACCGCCGACGATGCCGAAGTTATCGTAAGTCGCGCCCGTCTGTTTCCCGAGCAGTGCCGGGATCGGTCCGTTGACGACGCTGGTCCCGCCATCGTGCCGCACCGCCGCGTAGTCGCCCGCATTCAGCGCCTCCGCCACGTCCGACCATGCGTCGTCGTCGTCGCTCACGCCGTCGCACTTCGCGCCGAAGAATGTCACCGGCGGGGCCTTGGCTTGCGACAGGATCGCGGCTGCTTGCGTCACGTATCGCCGCGCCGCCGTCGCCGCGAGGCCGTCATTGACGTAAACGCCTGTGAATTTAGTCGCCATAGATGATGTCCTCACAAATATGGATGCGGAAACTCTCGGTGCTGGTGACTTCCGCGCCGCAAGTATATTCGACCTCTCCGAGCCAATCCCCAGGCCGCCATAGCGCTGTCTTGTCGGCTGATTCAGACACCATGAACTCGCCTTGTTCGGCGTCCGTAACAACCACGGCGAACTTCACCAAGTCGCCATCCGGGTGGCGCATCCAGACCCTTACAGAGCAACCCGTAAGGTCGAATCGTTCGACAAACCCAGCATCCAGCGCGGCCACGCCAGCGCCCTCGAACGTGTCGCCCCGCTTATGCACGATCATGGCAGAGCCTTTACATACAGATCCCAATTCGCCGCCGTGGTCAGGCCGATCACGCCGGTCGTCTTGTTGCATATCGGGAAGGTGCCGCCGCTGCCGAACCGGATCACCAAGTCCGTGGCAGTGGTCACGATGTTCATGCCTCCGCCGCTCGTATATCCCGCCCCGATGTCGATCCGCACAATGTCATCGATCGAATACCCCTCCTCAGCGATCTTGCATTTCAGCCATGCGTGAATGCGCGTCGGGATCGCGCCCAGGCCATGCGCGAGCGTTATTGTCCCCGCCGCGGTGACGGTCTGCGCCGGGCTGGTGTAGGACCGCGCTATCAGCGCATCGACGCGGGCGCTGCTGTAGACCGAGGCCCATGCGCCCCACGCCCCGGCAACTTTCGTGCGAAACCAAAGCGGCGTGTCGGCCCCGCTCTGGTCAAAGCCCCACTGGATTGATTCGTCCGCCGACCATTGCAGCGACAGCAGCGCATCGCCGTTCGCAACCCCGGCCCATCCATTCGTCACCGATGGCCCCAGCCGGTAAAACCCCGTTTCGGTCAGCGCGTCCAGGTTTCCGGTCTGAATATTCGTGCTGGCGCGGGGGACCGACAGATACCCGCGTTGAGCGAGGATCGTTGCTTGCGTCAGGAACGCCTCGCCAACAGGCGTGTAGGTTTGCAGGCGCGCGGTGTTGACGCCGATTGCCGCCTGCACATTCGTTGACGCATTGCCGGTGATCGGGCTGAATGCCATGTCAGCCGCCGATTGAGCCGCTGCCGCCGACGTATGCGCCGGGTCGATCGTTTGCAGGATATTCCCGATAGCGTCCTTGATGACCACCTTCATGTTTACCGTGCCGCTGACAAAGGCAGTCGGGAATACGCCCGAGGCATCCGCCGAAAGCGGGTTCGGGTTTGCCACCGATAATGCTGCGGTCGTGTAAGTCGTGGCCAGCGTCGAGGTGCCGGACTGGTAGAATGTCGCCGTCGCGGCTGCGACAGGCCACGCATTTGCATCAAGCGCCCGCGATGGGTTCAGGTTCAGTTGGACTGCCATTGTCGCCTCTTGTTCGCACGTTGATCTGTGCTAGGATTGCCGAATGTATGAACACCCGCTTGACCGCATGGTCCGACCGCTTCGGCGCTTTGTAATCGCCGGCATCGTCATTTCAGCGCCAGTCGCACTGCTCAGTTACGGATGGATGGCAACGCTTGTCGTGTCCGCGCTTCCGTGGTGGGCATCACTGACGATCCTGCTTGCTCACGTCTTCACTTTGCTAAGCCTCGGGTTCCTGCTTGATGAAGCGCAAGAGCGCCTGTCGTCGTGAGAACCCGCGCGACATAGGCAGCATCGGCGTCCTTGACCGGCTGGCCTTCGATGGCCCGTTGCATGATGTCCATTGCGCGAACCGCTTCCGGCCCTTTCTTGGTCGTCAGCGCGTCCGCAATCTCCTTGTAAAGACCTAGCTTGCGCTGCTGATCAAACGCCCCGGTGCGACCGGTCAGCACCTTTACGACTTCCTTGCCGGCGCCGATCGGCTGTGCCCGGAGCGCCCGGCCGAAGATGCCGGGTTCCAGAATGTTGTCGATTCCTGCCTGACCGCTCGTGCGAATTGCCGTTTGCGACCCCCTGGCAACCGCCAGGCGCGTCTCCAGATGCTTCCCGGCCTCGTCCAGATATTTGAACAGCACCCGCGCCTTTTGGGCGCCGAGCGCCGTTTCTGCCTTCTCACGGGCCGCGCGGCTTGACATCATCTTGACCGCCTTCATCGCCTCCTGCATTTCCGTTTCGCTGCCGCCGCCGATCGTGCGCGTCACGTTGGCAAGCGTGTCGTCGATATGGGACCGCATCCCCTCTGCCAATTTATCGCGCGGCATGCTGACCCGCGTCCCGTATGGCACAACATCAGTGCCCGGCTTCGCCTTGCCGGGCCTGATCGCTTTCATGAAGTCTTCAACCTCTTCGCGCGTCGTCGCAGGTTTGAGAAGCCGGCGCCCCAGGTCCGCAGCGTCTTGCTCTTCGATCTTGTCGCCGCCAAGCCGCGCGGCGACCCGATATGCGTCATTGGCTGAAAGTGCTTTCGCAAGGTCTCTGGACTGTTTTTTAGCGCGCAACCCTTTCTTGCTGATCGCCCCTGTCACCTTGTCGGTTTCGTTTTCCGCGATGGTGCGAAGCGCCTGCTTCAACGCGTCCGCCTGCCGCATGTCAGGCATTTGGGTAAATGTGACGGTGCCATCATCGGCAATGGACGCCATGATCTGCCGGTTTTGAATTCGTTCAAAGCGCATCGCAGCGTTCGCCTCCTTGACGGCTTCACGCATCACGTCCGGCTCGACCCATGCGAAGATATCCTCGATCTCGCGCCCCATGTCGGACGCATAGTCAATCGGCTGCGAATACGCGCGGTCATACGCCGCGCGCCGCATCCCGGCGGTTCGCATGGAAATGTCCTTCTGCACCGCCCTTGCGCCCGCTGGCTTGCCAAGAATGCCGTCCATCGCGTTATTCAGCGCCCGCATGGACTGCTTCACGCGCGCATCGGTAGCCTTGATTCCGACGCGCAGGCCAGGACCGCCGCCGGACATGACGGTATCCAGAAGCTGCGCTATCCCCGCGCCGCCATCCGCCAGCATACCGCTGTCCCCGGCCTTGCGGATTTCAGCGAGTGCAGCATCATAGTCGTCGTTCTTCACGTAACCCTTGATGACTTCTGCCGCGTCCTTGCTGATGCCCAATTCCTTCGCGATCAGCCGCGTGTCCTTCGCCTTGTAATGTTCGATTGCCTTGCGAACCCCGACGCCGACCGCAGGTGCAACGGCGCCGAGTAGCGCCCCTGCCCCCCCGCCGACTGCCGCGCGTGTCTTGGCGGCTTCCCGCCTGCTGGCCGGGTCGGTGCCTGACCCGTATCCGCTGATGCCCCCTTCAATGGCGCCGCCCGCAGACCCCAGCGCGGCGCCCGCTGCCATCTGTGCGCCGACGCCGGTCGGGGCAAGCCTTGCCAGTGGGCCAGCCACCCCCGCCGCCGGCAGCGACCCCAGCACCGCGCCACCGATTTGCAGCCCGAGCGCCGTCTTCGGATATTGCCGATCCATCGCGCCCTGTGCGAACCGTGCCCGATCGCGCGCCGCTGGGCCGCCAATCGCCCCCGCCGCCTCGTCCACATACTCACCGACAAACGGGATGCCTTGCGCAGCCTTCATGGCGCCCGCACCGACAAGCCCGCCAGCATCAGCTATTGCGGCCCGATCCGCCGCCGCCTGTTCCTGTGCCGCGAACGCATTGTGCGCGGCATAACTTTCCGGCGATGCCTGCAACTTGCCTTCGCGCGCAAGCGCGATCCGGTCCACATCCGACAGCCCGGATTGCGCCTTCAGCTTCGCCAGCTTCAGCTTGATTTCGATCCCGAGCCGAATTGCGTCCTCTTCGCTGTTCATTGGCCTGTCACCTCGTCAAGCCGCGCCGAATAGGCTTTCAACGCTTCCAGATTGCCAGAGAGGGACTGCCAGTCAAAATCCCTGACCTGCTCCGGTGTCATGGCCGCGAAATCCGGGATTTCTCCACCGTTGGCCTTCACCTTGTCCGCGCCAGCCCCGGAACCAACCCGCAGCCCTTCGATCGCGTCGAGCCGGTTCTGCCGTTTCTGTGCGATGACCTCCGGGCCGTCTCCGGGCACCGGGAAATATTGCTGTTCCGCGTTGGCGAATTCTGCATCGCTGATCACCGCGCCGCTTTCGCGCCGCAGTTGCGCATTGATGAAATTGCGCTTGGCCTGGTCAAATTTCTGGTAATCCTCACTCTTGAAGAAGTTGCCCCCAGGAATCATGTCGGCGGTTCGGCCAACGATGCTCGTGCCCTGCTTTTCCAGTTCGCCCAGCACTTGCTCCGCCCGTTCCGCTCGGATCAGATATCCAGTTGTCTTGCCTTCCTCGACCGTAAGCGGCCTTCCGGTGACGCCCGGTCCCTGCTGCACGGAGAACCCCCCCTGACCGTCAGAGGTGATCGCCATGCCACTCGGCGGATTATTCGGATAAAACCGTCCGGTCTTCTCGTCCACCTGTCCCGCGACCGCGCCATACTGCGCCGCTTCTTCTGGCGTGGCGGCGCGGAATGTTTGGGAACCACCCGCCAATTCCGCCTGCTTGCCCCGCGCGGCCAGAACGTCCGCTGCGCCGAGGAACCCGGCAAGGATCGCGTCCCGGCTTTCGAACGGAAACTGCTGCGGGTCCATGCCGTTCTGCGCCAGCACAGCGTTCCACGCCTCCGGTGTCTGCGCCATCATCGCCGCCTGCATCCCGGCATTGATCTTCGCGGCTTCCGCCGCCGCCTGTTCTGCCGAAATGCTGCGCGCATATGCATCCGCCTGTCGCGCGCCCTGCTGCTTGGCAAGATCAAGGTTCTGCAACTGCACATCCATGCCCTGCCGCGCGCTTTGCTGGTTCAGCCGCTCGCCCTGAATGCCAAGCGCCGCCTGCGGGCTGATCCCGGCCAGCGCGTTCAAGGCGTTCTGATCGCCTGCGGCAATGCCCGCGCCCTGCGACCGATACAGGTCCGCAAGCGCGTTCTGCTGATGCAATTCATTCGCGCGCTGCGCGGCAATCGTCCCGCTGTCGATCGCCCCGATGACATTCGGCGCCTGCCCGGCCAGAATGATCCGCGGGTCCATTTGCATGTTAAAAGCCCCTGTTCATGAACGATGCCGGATCAAGTTGCAGCGCGTTGTAGCGCCACTGTTGCGCTTCGGGAGACTGCGCGCCGGCCAGCACATTCGTTGGCGCCATCTGCGGTCCTGGCGCTGCCGATTGGTAGGGCTGGCCGCCCTGCTGCATCGCTGGCGCCGCAGGTGCAGACCCGGTGTGGTTTCCGCCGATCTGGAAATGCACCCCGTCACGCAGGCTTTTCCAATCGCCGCCCCAGACGAAATCGTCGTAGCCCAGTTCCGATGCGACCCGCTTTGCCTCGTCCGCGATCGGACGATAATGCTCAAAGTCGTAGTCGGCTTTTCCATCCGCGCCGGGGATGAAGATGTCCAGCGCGTTGCCGTGAAGATGCTTGCTGTTCTGGGTCTGAGACTTTCCAGCCGCGACATACTCGCGTTGCTTTTCCGCCGTCCGCATCCCCTCGGAAATCTCGAATGGAATGCCGGTGCGCTGCCGCGTGATTTGCAGGATTTTCACCAGTCGCGGATCAACCCCGCTGATCCTGGTCTGGGATGTGGCGTTCCAGTCCATCAGTAGACCCCGCTTTGCAGCCGGTTCCCGGCAAGCGAGTTGGTCTGCGGCCGGTTCAGGCCCTGCTGATACTGCCACGCGCTCAGGCCGTTGCCGATCGCGCTGTTCCATGCATTGCCGACGCCAATCGCGCCTGCCGCACCCGCGTTGCCATAGTTTGCAAGAGCATTCGATCCGCCCTGTGCGAAGTTCGCGCCCGCCGCGCCTTGCATCGCCGCAGCGTTCTGCCCGCTACCGGACATGCCGGCGAGGCGGCTCAGGTAATTGCCATAGTCCTGCTGCACCACGCCTGTCGTGTAGTCGGTCTGCGCCTTGATGGTATTGCCGCTGAACACGTTGCCACGCGCCGCCGCGCCGCGGTCCAGTGTCGCCGTGCCTTCGCGCATCTGAAACTGTGCGCCCGGCGTCATCATGTAGCCGCCGTATGCCGTCCCGCCGGTCCGGTGCGAATTGGCGTAAGCTTCGGCCTCGGCCCGCGTCGCAAACGTCATGTCGCCGACGCGGAACGATCCCGGCGTTCCCGCCGTGCCGCCGCCGAACCCGCCGACCGTCCCCGGCACCGCGCTGATGCTTTCGATCCCCGGCGTTGACCCGCCGATCATCGGGCGCTCGCCAAGCCCCAACTCGAACGCCAGCGCGTTCTGCGCATCCAACCCGCCGTATTGCCACGGCTGCAACCGGGCAGAACTCTCGTCATAAATCCGCTCTTGCAGATCGAATTGACGATTGGCCGCGTTCTGTTGATCTTTCCGCGCCCTGTTTGCCGCGCCCGCCTGAATGACGCCGCCCGCGATGGAGGCGATCCCGCCGATTAGTCCTGCTGGCATTTCGACCACCCCGTCATGATTATTTCGCCGTCCTCATACGGAAACCGGCCATCTTCCCTGAACCCGCACCGCTTCGCCAGCGCCACCGCCAACGGCAGGCGGGAAGGTGTCCACGCGATGACCCTTTCAGGACTGCGCGCCGCCCAGAACTCGTTCAGCACCGCCCGCGCGTGGGGTTCCAGACCGCCGACCCGCTTGGCGCCGATATGGATTACCCACGTTCCGACCAGCGGCCCCGGCACGAATATCCCCAGAAACGGCCCGTCCGCCCAATATTCAAACACATCGTCCGGCAGCGTTTCCGGGTCGAACCCGAACAGCCGCTGCTTCGGGTCGAGGAAAAACGTTCGCGCCTCGTGGGCCGTGATCTTCACGGGTGGAAGACCTCCAGCGCCGCCACCCGCGCCGTCAGTGCCGCATTCTCGGATTCCAGTGCCGTGATCCGCCGTTCCATGTCCGCTAGCAGCTTGTAACCTTCCATCGTCATCCTGCCGTTGACAACGTAGGTTTCTTGCAGGTTCGGCTTGTATGTCATGTCAGGACCACCTCTGCCTCAGCCCTCAAAAGGACGTCTGCCGCGTCGGAATAGGCCACCTCTGCCGTCCACCACTGCGCCCAGCCCTGCGCCCGCAGCCGGGTGTGGCGCGTGTAATTGCCTTGCGACCCCACGCCGATCTGCTTCTCTGGCCCCCATGTCCGGCCCCTGTCCTTCGACAGCCGCACCATCAGATGCGGCTCGGCGCTGAACTGCCCCGCATTGGCTACAAACTCCATCAGCGCCAGCGTTCCGGCGACTTCCAGCGTCCGGCTTGTCGCCACCCGCCGCATCGGCGCCCCGGCATCCGTATTGACCCGCGCCAGCGTCAGGATGGCGCCCAAGTCAGTGCCGACCTTCCATCCGCCATAGACATTCACCGCCGACACAACCGGCCACGGGTCGCCGTCAACGCCATAAGCCCGATTATGCCACTCGCCGGTAGAAATGTCGTAAACCCAGGCAGGACGGCTCTGGAACCGGATCGCGCAAAACTTGTGCCCTTCGTCCTCGTAAAAAAAACACCGCGTTGGCTGGCCATATCGAATGTCTGTCTCTACCGCCGGGATGCTGACCGGAGTCGGTTGTCCGCCGCCCGTCAGATAGACGATGTTGTCATCTCCGACAAAAAACGCGCCGCCGTCGATCTTGACCACCAGCCCGAACGCCTTCAGTCCGGTTTCGATCAGCCCGCCCGCCATTGGCAGGAACCCGGACGCATCTGGATACCACAACTCGATGCAGGTTTCCTTGAACAGCCAGAGGTTTCCGTTGATGCCCATTGCCCGCACAAGGTTGTCGTCGCGCCCCTCAGCAGTGGCGTAGTCCAGCCCATTGATCGTGAGAGGGTCCGCGACTGCGGTCCACTGGAACCGCCTTCCGCCCAACTCCGTCATCACCGTCTGTTGCGCGACCGTCACCACCGACCCGACAGCATCGAATGCGCCGCCGCCCGGCGTATTCAGCCCCGCGCCGTCATAGACGTAATACTCGCCACCGGCAGACACACAGACCGAACCGTTGTTGCCGCAGATCGTCGCTTCGCCGTCGAGGACAGGCCCGCGCGTGAATGCCGTGCCGTCCCCGGAAATCTCCATCAGGGTTTCGCCGCAAACCACCCACAACTGTCCGTCTACCGTCGCCATGTCGCGCAGAAACACTCGACTCAGGTCCGTGAACGCCACCGTGCCCGGCACCGATTTCAGGATGTATCCCGCTTCTGTCTTTTCGCGATAAAGGTTGACCAGCCGCGACGTCTCCGCCGTCGGGTTGTCGGTGTCCGCGCGGCTCTGTCCGACAAACTCGATTACCGCCACAACGGCTGCCTCGGCACCACGCCGTCAAGCGTTACAGGCTCGACCGCAGCAAACGCCGCCTGCAACTGCCGCTTGAATTGGTCCGCATCGAACGTGCGCGGGCGCATGTAAGTCGGAGACATGCGCTCGGCAAGCAGGAAGGATGCGCCTTCCCTAAATGATCTGGGCAACTGGAACGAATCCGCCGCCGCTGCATCCGCCACGCCCGTGTAAATGCCCTGCAATTCCCAGCCGGCGATCATGTCATTATAGGCGATCAAACCATTCTCGGCCGTCGCGGTGTCCGGCACTTCATCATGCGCGGTGATCCCCGCCAGCCGCGCCGCGCGGGTCACGATATCCAGAACTGTTGTCATGTCCGCCCCCAGCAGCAGAAAAGCGGGGCCATGACAGCCCCGCCCGATATTGTCACGACGTCAGGACGTCAGGCGCCCGCCGAGACGCGGGTCAATGACCACCGCCTTGTAGAGCATGTCGAAGCGCATGGTTTGATCCAGCGTCTTGCCGTCAACAAATTCAGTCACCGACACAGTGACCCGATTGCCGGATTTGGTGGACGTGTTCACCCCGTTGTTCTTCGGGATATCCAGCGCGCGCGACACCAGCGTCATCGCGCGGGGGTGCATCAGCAGCGACTGCTTGTAGGTCGTCGCGGCGGTTCCGGTCTTCATGGTAATCGCCACATCGTCTGCCGGAGCTGCGCTGACGGTCTGGTAAGCCCCGCTGATGATGATCGGCGGCGAGATGGTCAGCGTGGCCGGCCCGGTAGACGCCCCGGAGTCGGCGTCCGCCAGGATCGTGAACGTTTGCAGTCGCCCGGTCGAAACGCGACTGACCGGGTTGACCGCATAGACGCCTGGGATCGTGAATACGTCGCCCGCCTTGACGACGCCTGTCACGCTGTTCGCCCAGCCCTTCGTGACCAGCGTCTGCGACCAAGTTTGCTTCGAAGCCGCGTAGGTGACATTCTGGCTGGCGCCATTGATCTTCGGCGTCCCGCCCAACGCGCCGACCGTGTGCGCCGGGGCATGAACCCACTCGTAGTTGGTGAAGCCGGCATAACGCCCGAACTCGGCCATTTCGATTGCGGTCTTGGCAATGCCTTGCACGAACACGCCTTTCAGCCCGTCCGCCAGTTCCAGCGTGGCGTCCGTGCCGTGCAGAGCGATCCGCCCGGATTGCGGCACCGCGCCATCCGTCAGGACCGAACCCATCCCGCCCAATGCCTTGAACGTCGCCGGCACCGTGCCCGGCGTTCCCGTGAAGTGGTAGAACTTCGGATAGAGCGATGCGATGTGCGTCTCGATCTTGTCCTTCATCGTCACCATCGCGGGCTTGATGACGTCTTCCGAGAACCGGTCGAATGACAGGGTTCTCTCCTTGGCGGTGATCTTGACCGCGACAGTCGCTGTCTGGTCGAGTGTGATCGGCACCGTGCCCTGCTGGATGTCTTCATTGTAGGACGAGATATCCAGATTGTTGTCCTGCCCGATGTATTGCGTCGGGCGACGGATGTTGATCGTGTCGCCGAAGGCGCCGTATTCGTCGGCGTAATCGACGCTGATCTTGTTGCCCGCCACAAGCTCGTTTTCGAGGATCATCAGCCCCTCGTTGAGAACTTTCGAGGTTGTGTAGAAAGCGTTAGACATTTCGTTTGTCCTTTCAGACCTTGCCGCCGGATTCCCGCCAAGTGCGCCATTCCTGCGGCGTCATCTTGTCCGGGTCCTTCCCAGCCGATGCTTTGCCCCTTACGGGTGCAATCGGATCGGGAGCGGTTGTTTCGGTGCGTGGTTTCGGACGGGTTACGCGGGCCTCGATTCGGCCCAATTCGCGCGCCGCCTCTAGCGGGGCCATCTGGGAGATTTGCCGTGCAAGCGCCGGGTTTTTCCCGAGATAATAGGCAACATCGGCGGCTTGATCGCTTTCAATGACCATTTCCGCGATGTGCGGGGCGACAACATCAGAGCGACTTGCAACGGCGATCACATCATCAAAGTCGGCATACGACTTCTTTGCTTCTGCCCTTTGCTCTCCATACGCTTCCATCCGCGTCCGCATGCGCTCTTCTGCAAGAGCCTGTGCGCGGCGTTCGGCGTCGGTCGCCCGTTCTTCCAGTTCTCGGCCACGTTCATTTGCGTCTTCCTCGCGCTGCTTGTGCAGCGCACGGTTGATGCCGAACGGGTCGTCCGGATCGTCTTCCCTCGGCGGCGCTTTGCCCTTGACACGGGCCAGGAGTTGTTCGTTCTGGCGGCGAAGTTCCACCGCCTCACGTCGCGCACTGGCCGCATCTTCCTTCAGCTTCTGTTCATGTGCCTTGCGGCGTTCCCGGCGTTCCTTGGACCGGGTTTTTGTCTCGTCCTCTCCGTCCGCATGCGCGTCGGCGGGCTGGTCATCCTGGTCATCGTCCTGCCCTTCTGTCTCCGGGACCTGATCGGTCGCGGGCTTGTCGGTCGCCGCATCAAGGGCAACATCGTCATCTTCGTCCATTTGTCATGGTCCTTGGAATGCCGCCACCTGCCGGGGCGGCTGTTGCGTCACGCCTTGCAGCGTCCGAATGACCTCTTGCGACACTGCGCCTCGGATCAATTCGTCAAGTCGGCCTGTCTTCGCGGCCAATTCCAACTCGGCGGTATCCGCCTCGATTGCGGCTTTCTTGGCGTCTGACGCGGCCTTCTTGGCATCCGCCTCCGCCTTCGCCGCCTTGGCCTCGGCTTCCCGAGCGGCGGTTGCTGCCTCTTGTTGCCGCGCAGCCTCCTGTTGCTGTGCGGCCTGCTGCTGCTGCATCATCGCCTGCTGCTCTTCCGGCGTCGGGTCGTCTTTCTCGACAATCCCAGGCGGCAAAATCTTCGCCACACGGTCCGCCACCTTGTCCGCATCCGGCCAGTCCTGCGCCCTGACAATAAGGTCAGGCGCCGCTTGGCCGACTACCGGCATTGCATTGAGAAGGCCAAGCATTCCCTCCCGCGCCTCCTGCCGCTTTGTCGCGTAGGACGGCCCGACCGAAATCCGGACGTCATACCTGCCGACGGTCACGTCATTGACCGGCTGCGCGCCGTCCGGCCCGAAGATCACGTCATTGATCGTTTCCATCTGTTCCTGATCGTCAGCGCCAAGAATTCGCACAACGCGCTTCGTGTCGTAGACGCGCGCGATCATATCGACCAGCACCTTTCCGGTCTGCACCACGGCCTTGACCATGTTGTCGGCATAAACCGACGTGCTGTTCTGGCTCTCCGATTGGCGCCGCTGGATCGCAACTCCGCTTGTTTCGTTCGACCTTGCGCCGAGGCTGGCATCGTAGATGCCGGTCGTGCGCTTCATGTCCTCAGCGGCGATTTGCGTCTCGGCAATGACCGCCGAGGACGGGATCGGCGGCGGAACGCGCGACGGCGGCGGCGCATTATCATCCGGGTTGTAAAGCAGATAGGGCCGGTTTTTCCGGTTCGCTTCGTTCCAGATCGGCTCGAGCCCGGCGACTTGCTGCGGCGTCGCAAGATATGGTGCCTTCGGTTGCAGCATCATGATTTCGATCGCGGTTGATCGCGCGTAGTTGTAGAGCCGCTGCGCGTCCTTGGCGAACCGGACCACGCTCGACCGGTATATCGCATCGCCCACGTGCCATTCCTCGCCCGTCACCGAAACAACCGGAATGTAGCGGCTGGGGATATCAACCGGCCCTTCCAGGATGTCGGTGCCGCTGATCTTTGCCCACCTCACATATGGTTCCTTGACCGTCCGCGTCCTGGTGACATTCATCGGCGGCTTGGGATCGCGCACAACCTGTGCCGGGATCGGGTTTCCGAAGATATCCACGCTCTCCGGGATAAGCCCGATCTTGTATTCCTTTTCCTCGACCCAGAAATATTCCGCCACCATGACGGTATCGCCAGTCGACCAATTCAGCACGTCGGTTGCGGCGGCCTCCTCGCCGATGCCGTCTGCCGATTTCTTTGGATATGCCGACTCGAAGTCCTTGCGCTTCATCTGCTCGACGATGAAGCAGTATCGCGCGTCCTTGCGGGTGCTGTCCTTCGCCGCTGGGTCCCAGAATACCGCGAAGGGATTGTGGATCCGCTCGATGATCAACTCTTGATCGAACGTAGCGCCGTCCACGTAGTCCGCGCGCACCCGCCAGTGCCCGATGCCGCAGGCGGCGGCGCTTTCGGCTGCGGCTTCATAGACGCTTGGCGCGTCCGCCGCATATTCGATGCTACGGATCATGCCTTCCATGATCTCAGCCGTGTCCGTGCTGGCCGCTCCGTCTGCCGCCAACACTCGTATCGCCGGGTTCAGGTCGCGGATTTGCCCCGTGACGGTCCGCACAATGGCGCTCAGCCCGTTGACCGTCACGCAAGGCCTGTTATCGGCTTCCCTGACCTTTCGCGCGTCTTCGTCCCATTGGTCCACCGTCAGCATGCGCATGTCGTCTTCTGCCATGATCCGATTCGGCAGATCGGCGTCATAAGCAGCCGCGTAGCGGTCCAGCGCGTCGGAATGAATCGTCATGCCGACGCCCACCCGCCGCCGGCCCCTGTTTCGTATTTCGAGAGGTCCACCCGCGGCGTCACCATGCCCTGGAACAGTTCGGCAAATGCCCATACCAGCGCGTCAACGCGGTCCGGGCTTCCGTCGCCCTCGTAGCCTGCCGTCGTCATCTGTGTCATCTGCTCTTCCAGTTCCGGGAACACGCCGGCATGCTGAATGCGGCCTTGCTCGTAAAGCGCCGCGATCGGCTCCGCCCGGACATGCTTGCCTCTGGTGGCCCGAACCTCGATGATGTTCGCGTTCGGGTCCACTGTGCGGATCGTGTGCTTTACCATGTCGCCGCCCTGATTGACTTCGACCACAATCGCGTCCGCCGAATATTCCCGATACAGCGACACCGCGCGCCGCGCCCATTCCGACGGGCTGCCTGACAGACTGGCGTCTGAAAGCAGCACCCCGCGCTTGTCTGCCGTCCGCCCTGCTACGATTATCCCATGCTCGTCGCTGCGCTCGGTGTCTGTCACAGCCGGGTCAATCGCCACCACGATCCGATCACATTCCGGGGCATCGCGGAGACGGTAAGTGTCGATCCCCGACAGCGTCCAAAGCGCGCCCGGCAGATCACCGAGGATTTCCGCCTCAAGTTCCTGCCTGCCCAGCCGGGTGCCAGCGTATTTTTCCCGCAGCCGATCCAGCGCCGCCGGGGCGAGGTTGGCGGCATTGTCAAACGTGCTGCCACGTGTCAGGTGCGTGCGTGGCCCCGTCACGAGCGTCTTGATCAGAGCCGATGGCTTTGGTGTGGTCGTGACCACGACTTGCGGGCGATCCCCCAGGCGCAGCCCGAAAAGCAGTTGATCCCATGTCTCCGGGTATTTCCACGCGGCCAGTTCGTCCGCCCAAGCCCTGTGATGCTGCGGACCTCGCAGCCGCTCAGGTTCCTCCGCGGAGAACGCCTTGAATCGCGACCCATTCACCAGGATCAATTCGCCTAGGCTGCGGTTCCAGGCCTTGATGCACTTCTGCGGCAAGACGCCAAGAAGCCCGCTTTCACCCTCGATACAGGTGTCCCTCGCGTCTGCTGCTGTCGGCGCCACCACTGCGATCCGCGCGCCGGGGTTTGCCAGCCCATGCCATCCCGCGTCCTCGGCGCCCGTCCGTGTCTTCCCCCATCCGCGCCCGGCAAGGATCAGCCAAGTATCCCAATCCCCGGCGGGTGCGATCTGGTCGGGCCGCGCAACGTCGAGCCAGTCATTCCGTGCTGTCAGCGCCGCCCTCTGTTCCGGGCGCAAAGCCTGCCAGTCGGCCAGCAATTCGGGCGAATGCTTCATCGGCGGATACATTCATGATGTGCTCCCCTTCCGGCCCGGGGCCGACGACGCGCTGCGTGTCGTTCCACTCCTCCGGAGCAGCATTTTTCAAAGCGAAGATGCGGCTTGTGACCTGCGGGCCTGTCTTTGCGGCGAGCAGCCCTCGTTCAAGAAAAATAGCACGTTTGGCCTGCCCACGCCTTACCGCTTGCAGAAATTCAGGCTGTTCGTCCATCCACGCGCGAAAGGTGTTATACGCGATCCCGATGACGCCGGCTGCGGCCATGCGCGAGAATCCTTCGCTCATCGTGTCCTCGACCACCTTGCAGAACTTGCTGTCGTATTTCGACGGCCTGCCTGCTGGCATGATCAGGCCCCGTCGATCACGGCGATCTTGTCGCCTTGCTTGAACGGGCCGAGGTCGAGAGTGGTTCCAGCCAGCACCACGTGCATGTCCGCCCCGGTCGCCAGCGCCACGGGGGCCGGACCGACTGCGACAAATACTGCCCCATCGAATGCCGCGATGCGGGCATAATCGCCCGCGGTTGCGGCGATGGCGGTTGCGGCGCTTGTGGCGCTGGACGTGATCTTCTCGGACGCATTAGGCTTTGGAGCCAGAACCGGCGCGCCGCCGCCCATTGCACTCGTGAACGCCACGTGAACTGTCGCCATTTTTGGCTCCTGGAATGTCTGTGTCCCGCCCTGACAACCGTTCCGTCGCCGCCGACCTTAGCCATGCCGGCTGCGCTGAATGTATTTCAGGCCCATGTCATCACCTCGCCAGTCTGAGTGGCTTGCTTTCGAACGCAAACGCCCCGGCGGATTTCTCTGCCGGGGCGCATGTATGCTCTCGCAGTATAGATACGGCTCACCAGACTTGCAGTCAAGCCATAACCGGAAATGGGTGATCGCGTCAAGACCGAGGGGTCTTTCGTTCCGTCACATCGGCAAGCGCAATGAGAGCGGCAAGGGTAAACAGCCCGTGCCGGGTCGGCGCGCGATCCTGCCAGATCGGCCGGCCAGTGCCGCGCTCGGCATCGCAGATGGCGGACTGCGCATGGGCGCCGAGGTGCCCGAGATAGCCGCGCCAACGCATCCATGCGGCGACGGCATCGCGGTCGCGCTGATCGGCGGTGCGAATGTCGATGGTGTGGCCCGTATCGGCCTGCATGGCATCGGGGACCATGGACAGGGACGCGCCTTTCGGATCCCCGGTCTGGCCGATGTAGCGGGCGCGATAGGTCCGCTCGGCG